GTGTCGGCACCCGAGAACGGCGAGGGTGCCGACGTGGTGCCCCTCCACCCGCGCACCGCGCCCACCGCTCCCGAGCGCGCGAAGCTCGCGATCGTCTCGACGCTGAAGCCGAGCGCGTGATGCCCGTCCACGTGGTCACGACCGCCTCCTACCGGCGAGGATCGTGGGAGGCGGTCGTGCACGTCGCCGCCGACCTCGACGCCGGCCACACCGTCTGCGGCGCTCTCGTCGCCGAGAGCGCGAGCGCACGCCAGATCAGCCACAACCCCCGCTGCCGGCGCTGCGCGCGCATCACGGCCGCGCGCGCCTGACCGCTACGCGAACGCCAAGCGAACAGCGTCCCGATTATGGGAGAGGTACTGAGATTCCCTCGCCCTATGGCGAGCCGCCACCCCGTACCCCAGGATGCGGTCATGTACCCCAGCACTCCCCAGGTGCTGCTCACCGCCTACGCGACCCACCTCCGCGCGACCGGCGCAGCACCCCGCACCATCCGCCTCCGACTCCTCCACGCCACCGCCATCACCCAGCTCGCACCGTCCCTCGAGCTCATCACCACCGGCGACCTCGAAGCGTGGATGCACCCCGCCCACCGCCACTACTCCGCCGAGACGATGAAGTCACGCCGATCCTCCGCCCGCCGCTTCTTCACCTGGCTCCACGAGAACGGGCACGTCGCCGCCGACGTCGCCTCCCGCCTCTACCCCGTGCACGTGATCCCCGCCCCGCCGCGCGTGATCCCCGACACCGACATGCGACTCGCCCTCGGCCACGTCACCACCCGCGACCGCGCCGCGATCCTCCTCGCCCGCTACGCCTGCCTCCGCCTCACCGAGATCGCCACGCTCCGCACCACCGACCGCACAGGCGACGCGCTCCGCGTCACCGGGAAAGGCGGACGCATCCGCATCGTCTACATGCACCCCGACCTCCGCCACGCGCTCGACGCGCTCGAGCAGCAGCTCGACGACCCCCGCGGCTGGTACTTCCCCGGCCTCGGCACCGCCTCCCACATGCACCCCGACTCGATGCACAAGATCATCAAGCGCGTCACCGGATGGAACCCCCACGCCCTCCGCCACGCCGGTGCCACCGCCGCCTACCGCGCCACGAAGGATCTCCGCGCCGTGCAGCTGATGCTCGGGCACGCCTCGCTCGCGACCACCCAGCGGTACCTGTCGCTCGACGAGGAGGCGTTGCGCGCCGTCGCGACCGGCGTCGCGCTCGCCGCCTGAGCACGACGAAAGACCCCTCCCGCCGAGCGCGATGCTCAGCGAGAGGGGTCTTCGTCATGATGTTGATCGTCAGCGGCGCGCGCGCCAAGCGGCCCGGATGCGGAGCCCGAGGTACTCGAGCCCATCCGCGACCATCCCGCAGCCGAACACCGCGACCGCGTACCCGCGATCGATGATCCGCTGCGTGAACGTGTCCTCAGCCGGCAGACGCCGGTGCGGCTTCACGAACAGATGCGAGGCCACGACGCACCGCCGCTACTCCGCGAGCGTCTCGGTCGCGAGCGACGGCGACCCGTCCGTCGCCTTCGCCGACACGATGCTCGAGAGCGCCGACAGCACCGCACCGCCCAGCGCGAAGCTGCCGACGCCGATCCAGTCAGCCGCGAGCACGTCGAAGCCGGCCGCGATCGAGTCGGCGCCGAACTTCAGCAGCGCGACCTGCGCGGCCGTCTTCGCGGCGCGCTCACCAGCAGCCTTCCAAAACGCCTTCGTGAACATAGTTCCTCCATTGAGATAGTGCCGCGCGGGCGCGGCAGGGTTGCGCGACGGCAGTCGCCGCCGTGGTCGAGAGATCAACCGCCCGCGACGGGCGTGACCGGGACGTGCGCGCCATCCCAGCGGTAGGCGTCGAGCCGCACATGCTCGCTGCTGTCCCACCGATACGCGGCCACCGCCGGCGGCGGCGACTGCGCGCCGGGCTCGAGCGCGTACTCGTCGAGCGGCGTCACCGCCCGCAGAGCAACGCCCTGCACTAAACGACGCCTCCGAACCGTGCAGGAACCAGCCCAGCGCCATCCCACACACCACCGAGCGCGAGCGGAGACAAGACCGACCCGCCCCACACGAACCACGGACTCTCCGGCTGCACCTGCGTCGTATCGACCACAACCGACAGCGGCACACGAGCAGCATTCGACGAGTCGTAGCCGGTATACGCGACCGTGATGTCCGTGCCATCGTCCGTGACATCAACCCACCCGTACTGGTACGACTGAGCAGTCCCCGACGACGGGTACGTGCCCTCACTCCAAGGCCCGCCCTTGATCGACGCCCTCTTATCGAACGGTGCCGCATTAAACGTCGGGAACCCGCCCCAATCGTTGTTCGAGCCATCATCTGACGCGAGCGCATGCATGTCGCCGTGGATGCCGATGACCTGGCCCACAGCAGACGCGGCGATGTAAGCGCCCAGCTCCTCATGCTCGTCCGGGTAGTCGGACCACTTGTCGTTCGCGTCCGTCGTGTCCAACGGCGCGTCGTGGTTGACCCAAGGCGAGTCCATCACCCAGATCTTCACCGGCTCGTCGGTGACCAACTCAGACTTGAACCACGCCTTCTGCGCCGCCCCCATCATTGACGTCGCGGTCCGCAAGTAGCGGTGATCCGTGACGATGAACTTCACCCGGCCCACGACGAGCGTGCCGTAGTTCGCATCCGCCACGGGCGAGCTCAGTAGCGGCGCGACCTGCTTGAACGCGGCAAGGTTCGGTGCCGTCCACGCGCCCGGCAGCACGCCATTCCCGCCGCCGACGTCGTGATCCGACTTCACCGGGATCACCGGCACGTTCGCGAGCAGGGCACGGAGGCCACTGTTCGCCGCGATCTGCGCCTCCATGTCGACGCGGTGCGACGCCTGCGAGATGCTCGTGTTATCGGCGTAGTGGAAGTCGCCAAGATGGAACGCGAGCAGCGGCCCCCGCGCGAGCATGCGGGTAAACGCGCGCGTCTCGGTTGATCCCGACTCGAGGCACGAGCCGAACCCGAACCCGAACGAGGCCGGCGCTCCCACAGCGGGCAGCGTCGCCACCGGACCCGCGACCGCGCTCAGCCGCGACAGCCCGTCCGCGTCGGTCATCTCGAGCGCGTAGTAGTAGGGCGTTGAAGCGTCCAGGCCGGTAACGACACATCGGGACCACCCATCGCCGTCCGGCGCGGCCAGGGCGGAATAGGCGACGTCCGCCGTCAGATCAGCGTCCGTACCGGCCACGACACGCACCGAAGCCGCGAGCTCCGTCTTGCACGACACCGCGAACCCATCAGGAGCGGGAGCACCTACCCACGAGTAGATCAGCGCCGCCTGCGACACGGGATCAGGGTCGGAGCCGCCCGGCGCGGGTCGGAGCGCCGCCTGCCACGGCAGCGACCGGATGCCGGTGTTCCCGCCCACCGTCCACCTCGCCGCGCCCGTCGAGCCCGCCACATCCTGCACGCCCTTGACGGCCAGCGCACCCTTACGCACCTGCGGGTCCGCGACGATCGTCCACGGCGACTCGACGGTCAGCGCCCGACTACCTGACGGGAGCCCCAACCCGCCGACGACCATCGCGGCATCGGCTGTCGTCATCAACGTGGGCGCGACGTGGTTGTCGAGCTCCCATGTCCCGGCCGACGCGGGCACCGGCCCGCCAGCGAGCGGCGCAGCCACGTCCACGCCGCGGAAGCGCATCCAGGAGAGCGACCCCTCCTCCGGCGCGGATGTCGCGAACACGGCGGTAGCCGGCGGCTCGGCGGGCGTCTGCCACACCCAGAGCGTCATGTCGGGTGACGTGTTCGTCGTCGTGAAGATGACCGTGGCATCGCTGGGTGCGCTCGCGATCGCGTGCGCGTCCTTCGTGACCAACGACACGATGAAGGTGTCGCCAGGCAGTGTCCCCGCGGGGAGAGGAAACGTGAACGATGTCGTCGCCCCGGCCGCGCCGGCCTCGTAGTCCACGAACCCGGCGTCGAGGTGCTGAACTGCCATCAGGACTCCCGGTAGAAGATCACGGTGCCGGGAGAGGTGCCCTCGGGGACCGGCTCGCCTGCATCGAGGACGAGGATCTGCGTCGCGGCCGGGTCACCCTTCAGCGACGCGAGCCACTCGACCTCCGTTCCCACGAAGCCGTTTGCGACGGCGAGCTCGTAAGCGGATGCGCCGTCGTTGCCTGCGTCGCCGGGCGCACCGTCCCCGCCGGGATCGCCCTTCAGCGAAGCCAGCCATGCCGCCTCGCTGCCGACGAACCCATTCGACACGGCGACGTCGTACGCCGACGCCCCCGGTGCCCCGTCCTCGCCAGGATCACCAGGCGCACCGCGCTCGCCCACGAGCGAGTCGAGCCACTGCTCGAGCGTCCCGACGAAGCCAGCACCGACCGCGAGCTCGTACGCCGACGCACCATCCGCGCCGCCGCCACCACCGCCAGCGAGCGCCTCCTCGATGCGCGCGACCAGCGCCGCCCACTCGTCGACCGGCATGTCGACCGGCGGCAGCTCGATCACGTCAGCCAGATCATGCTGCGCGCCCGCGACGACCAGCATCGAGAACCGACGCTCCGCCGACGTGTGCCGCGCGACCGTCACGTTCCACGGCACCGTCACGCCCGTCGCATCCGACGCGACCAGCGACACCGGCGCGAGCACACCCTCCTCGTCCGTGTGCCGCACCACCGGCTCGATCGGCACGAGCACCGCATCGCCCGCCGCCGACGCCGGGATCGGCATCTCGAACTCGACGCGCGCACCCCGCGCCGGCGCATCCGTCGCGTCCCGCAGCACGCCACGCACCGTCCCCATCGTCAGCGCCATCTCAGCCCCCTTCGTCCGTCGGCAGCAGATGCCCCAACCCGAGCCGCTCGAGGATCGGCGTCGGCAGCATCGGCAGCAGACCCATCCGGCCCCGCTGATCCCACAGCCACAGCTGCGTCTCGCGAGCCCGCACGGCGTCGTTCATCTCGTGCGACTCGCCCTTGACCTTCTCGAGCTCCGCGCGGAACGGCGCGACCTTCCGCTCGACCTCCGCCTCGACGCGCTCGTTTATGTACCGCGCGAGCTCCGAGGCGTCGTCGAACCGCTCCGCGAGCGCGAGGTCGGTGTTCCGCCGCTTCGACGCCTTGTAGACCAGCCACGCCGAGAACAGCGCCGCGAGGCCACCACCGCCGAGCACCCACCCGATCCACGCCTCCATCAGAGGCCCGCCTTCCGGCGTCCGCGCTCACGCCCCATCGTCCATAGACGGATGAGCGGCGGGATGAGCAGGGCGACCACCATCGGCGTGATCGTGATGCCGGTGTGGTTCGGGATCGTCAGCCCCGCGATCGTCATGGACAGCGCGATCATCGACAGGATCGAGACGATCGCGATCTTCCCGCCGATCTCGATCCGCCACAGCCGAGGGAACGCGCACCCGAGGAAGCACACCGCAGCGGCGAGCGCGAGCGCGCCGTAGATGAGCTTCGGCGTCACGCCCGGCATGATCGCGCTCATCGACTGGAAGCCCTGCACCAGCCCCGCGAGCCCGAGCCACAGGATCACGAAGTCGTACGCCGGCAGGAACACCCGCTTGATCGGCGACACGTAGATGTACGCGGCGTCGTGCGGGACCGCCGTGGGATGCCAGATCGACGCCCGCCACAACGCCGCGAGCAGGCCACGCATCAGCTCGCCAGCCGCTTCGCCTGCTCGTCGGCCACCGCCTTCGCGATCGCCTGCACCTGCTCGGGTCCGATGCCAGGGATGTCGAGCTTCGACGCGACCTCGGCGGCGATATCGGCGGCGGAGGCGGACGTGCCGAGCCGGTCGATGATCCCGAGGCGCGCCCACACCTGCGCGAGCTGGTACGCCTCGACGTCCTCCTGCGCCTGCCTGCCCGCGAGCCACTCGAGCGCGTTCACGTCGCGGCCGAGCTCGTCGATGATCGCGCGCCGGTCCCACAGCTGCTTGACCTGGGAGACCATCGAGTCGAGCGCCTTGCGGCGGTCCTCCGCGCCGAGCCAGTCGAGCGCAGCAGCCTGTTCCGGTGTGAGTGCCATGTCGTCCTCCTCGGGAGCGTCGGTGTCGCCGTCTCCGGGCGCGACCGACTTCTTCGCCTGCTTGTTGATGAACGGGAGCGGGTCGATCCGCTTGCCCTTGACCCAGTGCTCGACGTGCACGTGGATGCCGGTCGACCGGCCCGTGGTGCCCATCTCGCCCACCTCGTCGCCCTCGGAGACGAACATGCCGAGGTTCTTCGCGTAGCGCGCGAGGTGCCAGAACTCGATCGCCTCGGTCTTGCGGTCGCCGACGCGCACGCCGAGCGCCCCGTACTGGTCGCGCAGCCGGGTCACCTTGCCGGCGAAGATCGCGAACAGCGGCACGCCGGTCTGCCCTCGCTTCGGCGGCCCGAAGTCCGCGCCCCAGTGGAAGGTGTTCGGGTCGACCTTCCCCGGTGTGCGGGGTCCGAACGCCTGCGTGTAGACGATCCCCGACACGCTCATCTTCGCCATCACGCACCTCCCGTCGGCGCCACGAAGTTCTCGAGCGCGCTCCACTGCACCGACGAGCCCGCCGGCACGACCACCACGCGCGAGATGCGCGTGGTCTCCCGGTCGCCCGACTCCGGCTCCCACAGGAACAGGTCGATCCGCATCCCGACGCCCAGCGGCGTCGCCTCGAGCTCGAGCGGCGCCGAGCCCGTCGCGTCGTAGAACAGCCCATCGCGCACGACGCCCGCCTGCGGCGCGACCGTCACGACCTCCGAGCCCGTATCGAACTCCTCGGTCGCCGCGATCTGCACCCGGCCCGCGACCGGCCGACCAGCTGCGCCGATCAGCGGCGCCGTCGTCAGGATCGGCATGGCAGCTCCCCTCGATCACGACGGAGGCGGGAGCCCGAAGACCCCCGCCCCACGTCACACCGACAGCACCCGCAGGTTCGTCCACTCGGAAGACGCGCCCCCGTTGTCGGAGCGCAGGCCATGCGCGACCGGCGTCACGAACTTCGTCGCATCCCCGTCGATCAGCGTGTGCTGGATCGCGAGCACGCCGTCGACCCACACCGAGATGCGATCACCGATCGCCCGCACCCGCAGACTGTGCGTCACCGGCGCCGTCCCCTCGGGCAGCGTGTACGCCGACCCGAGGTTCACGAACACGCCCTCATCGCGCTTCGCGAGCACGACCTGCCCGGCACCGTTGATCACGACGTTCAGGAAGTTCGACTCATCGATCGCCCGCAGCGCGAGCCCCACCGAACCGCCGCCCCGCTTCACGTCGCACCGGAGCTCGACGTCGGCGCCGAACGGCGCGCACATCAGGCCCGTCACCGTCGCGTTCGCGTTGATCACGCCCGGACGCGGCGACCCCCACGCATTCGAGTGCACCGTCGACCGCTGACCCGACGGCCACCGATCACGCAGCGCCGTCGAGATGTTCTCCCCGAAGTGCCAGCCGATGATCCGCGTGTCCTCGTCCGGCGGGTAGCCGAACCGCAGGTTCTCGAGGATCGGCATGACCGACTCCGGCACCGCCGTCGGGATGAGGATCGGCTGCGCCCCGCCGATGCGGTCGGGATGGTACGTGATCCGCTTCCGCGTCGTCGTCTGCACCTCATCGACCGCGCGCAGCACGGCACCCCGCACCACCGGATCGACGAGGTGCGGCGTCGAGATGCCCGAGAAGCCCTGCGCCAGCTGCCACCCGATCGCCGCCGACGCGCCCCGCGACTCGATCTCCGGCCGCACGAGCCGCACATCGGTGCCCGAGAAGTAGCCGATGCGGAGCCCGCCGTCGGCGTTCGCGAGGTGGATCGTACCCTTCGGCTCGATCATGGTGACGTTGCGGCACACCGAGAAGAAGATCAGCGACCCGTGGTCGAAGTTCTCCGCGGCCTGCACGACGAACGGGTCGATCACGCCATCCTCGCAGTAGAGCCACGACATCGACCCGCGGTTCCCGTTCGGCAGGTTGTTCTTCGGGTACGTGTCCCGCATCGAGTGGCAGCCGGTGACCGTGAAGCCGCGCACGCCGATCATGTCGACGTTGCCCTCGCACAGATCCGCCGTCAGCCCCGCGAGCGTCATGCCCTTCGTGTAGCGCAGCGAGAACGCCGCGCCGCCGACACCGTTGCGCGCATGGCAGCCCCGCACCCGCACATCCCGGTTGTAGACGAGCCCCTTCGGCACGTCCACGTTGCCGCCCTCGGTCGGCATCGAGATGTAGAACAGGTGCGGCGGCGGCTCCGAGCCCGCCCCGAACGGCCCGCCGACGACCGGCACGTACGAGCCGCGCACGTTCTCGTAGTCGGCATCCTCGAGCCCCGACATCCGCACCGCGGCCCACACGTCCCACACCTCGAAGTCGGAGACGCGCAGCCCCTCGATGAAGTTCCACGACGCCGGCAGCGACGTGTTCTCCTGCCCGATCGGGTAGGGGAAGCCGACGAGGCCGACGAACCACCGCGACGCGCGGATGCGCGAGACGCGCGTGCCCCACACACCGGGATCGAGCTTGATCGCCGCGTGCTGGTGCTGGTCGCCGACGAGGCCCGTGAGATCGAGCTTCCCGCCCGTCACCGGCGTCGTCGTCGTCAGCGTGAACCCGTCGATCCGCACGTCGTCCGCCGTCACCCGGAAGATGCCCTGACCCGCGAGCGCCTGCGTCTGCGTGAGCGTGCACGCCTCCGGCGTCGAAGTCCACACCCGCATGCCCGCGGAGTCGAGCGTGATCTGCCCCGCCACCTGCACGTCGATGCCGTCGAAGCACGCGGCCACGCCCGCCGACTCCGCAGCGTTCACCGCCGCGACCATCGCCGCCGTGTTCTGCCCCGGCGTCGCGCCCGCCGTCAGCCAGTCCCGCACGAAGATCGTGCCGAACGCGGCACCCGCGAGCGCCCTCGTCGCCGTGCGCGTCGCGCTCGGCGAGTTCATCAGGTTCGCGACCGCGGCGTCGTTGAAGTTCGAGGCCGCGGCCTCGTCCGCCGCCTGCTGCGCCGCCGCCGCAGCCGCGAGCACCTCGTCGCGCACCGTCAGCAGCTCCGCCGCCCACGGCGGGATCACCCACGACCCGCCCGCCGTCTCCGGCTCGAGGTCGATCAGGTCGTCCCACGCGACCGTCGCGCCGGTCGGCACCTTCACGACGCGCGCGACGACCGTCTCGCCACGCTCCGCGCCCTGCTGCGCGATGCGAAGCACGATCCGCAGACCGATGCCCTCGATCGTCGGCGTGATCACGAACGGATGCACGCCCTCGATGTCGAAGAACTGACCGTCGCGGATGATGCCCGCCTGCGGGACCGGCGTGACGTGCTGCCCCGGAAGATCGTAGGAGCCCGTCGCGGAGACGACGATGCGGCCCGAGACAGGCTTCGAGGCGCCACCGACCAGCGGCGCAGAAGTCAGAACAGGCACGCGCGTCCCCCTCTCAGAAGCCGATCGCGAACACCACGACCGGCACCGACGTCCCCGACGCCACCGACAAACCATCCGCGTCGGTCACGATGAACCGCACCGTCGAGAGGTTCTGCACCGTCTGATTCCGCAGGTTCGCGTTCCATCCGCGGAGCCCGTCGGCGTCTGCGAGGTCGACGAACGCCGCGAGCACCGCATTCGGGAACGCACCGCCGGGGTAGCCGACCTCGCCCGTCCCGGACGCGCCGAGCGTGACGACGCCGCGGAACGCCCGGAACTGCAGCCGCTCGAGCGACCCCGGCACCGTCCCCACCAGCGCGAACGTCGTGTTCGTCTTCGCGTGCGTGACGTTCTCCCACGTCACCGGCGACAGCGACGTGCACACGAACGTCTCGCCCGTGTCCGTCTCCCGGTACTCGAGCCCGACCCACACCTGATCCGCCGCCGTGGTCGACGTCGACAGGCCAGCGCGCCGCGCCGCCGTCCCGACCTTCCGGTTCCCGACATCGCCGGCGAACGCGCCGACCGCCTCGAGATCCACCCAGTCCTCGAACCCGCCGTTCGGGTCGAACTCCGGCCGGCCCTTCGGCCCGTACCCACCATCGACAGCCATCACGACCTCCAAGCAATGTCGAGCGCGAACGACAGCGGGTCCGCCGTCAGCTTGTTGTAGACGTCCGACCCCGAGGGAGACGTCGCACCGAGCAGCGAGATGCCGCGCGGCGCCACCTTGAGCAGATCGATCACCTCGGTCGGGATCGGCACCCATCCCGCCCGACCCGAGATCGGGAAGTCGCCGCCCACCTGCACCCGGTTCTGCGGCCCTGCGCCCGCGATCACCTGCAGCTTCGGCCCGCCGAACGCCTGCGAGCGCGTCGACAGGAAGATGCGCGCCGAGTCGATCACCGCATCATCCGGGATCGTGTCGGCGACCGCCGTCCCGTACCACGCCGCCGACCCCTGCAGCCCCACCGTCGGCGAGTTCCCGTACAGCGGGAAGTACCCGCCATTGAAGGCACCCGACGACAGCACGTGATAGCCGGCCGCGGTCGCGAGGAACGGCGACGGATGGAACTTGCCCGTCTGCACCGCCGGCGTCAGCACCGGCGCCGCGACCGGAGTCGACGACACCTTGCCCTTCACCAGCCCGCCGGCCTCCGACCACTCGATCGCCACGTCGTCGTCGATCGCCGGCGCGTACGCATCCATGCGCGGCAGCTGGTACGACACCCCGTCCGAGCCGAGCACCGTCACGTTCGAGGAGCCCGTCGCCGTCACCCGGCCGCGCGTCGGCGGCGGCTTCACCGGCCCGAGCATCACGTACCCGGCCTCACGCAGCTCGACGTGCACCGCCGAGTTCGGCACCGGCTGGATCGTCGCCGCCGACGGGATCGCGACGTCGGCGCCCAGCAGCGACACCACCGCGCGCGGCCCGTCCATCCGACGGTAGATGCCCGTCAGCGTCTGCGAGCGGACGCGGTTCGCGCTCGCCGCGAGCGCCCGAGCGGTTGCCGACACGTCACACCCCCAGCAGGTTCGCCTCGTCGATCACCCGGTACACGTCCACCTGCAGCGTCATCGACCCATCCGCCTGCCACGACACCTCAGCGACCACGCCCCGGTACGTCTGCGTCGCCTGCTCGAGCTCCACCGTGTCGCCGACCTCGACCCGAGGATCGAGCGCCACCGTCACCGGCACCCGGAACGCCTTCATCTGCGACACCTGCGCGAGCACCTTCGCGAGCTCCGCCGTCGCCTGCGTCACCGTCTTCACGAACTCCGAACGGTGGTAGTGCGTGCGCCGACCGAACGGCCCACTCACCCGCAGCGGCCCATCCTGGATCTGCGCCGGCGGCACCACGATCGGCTTCCGCTCGTCGTCCTCGAAGATCCCGACGACCTCGTTCTTCACGCCCTCCGACGACATCGCGTACTCGAGGCCCAGCAGCGTCGACTCGTCGCCGATCTTGAAGCGCCGCACCGGCGTGCCGAGCCCATCGCGCAGCACCGTGAGCGCGCCATCCGCGCGCACGTACAGCGTGCCGCCGATCGCGGCCGCGATCTCCTGCGCCGCCCGCAGACGCCCACCCTCGATCAGCTCGTACGTGATCGACTCCGGCACCGCGACCGTCGGCATCGACCGCACGATCCGCATCCCCGTGAGCCGCGCGAGCTCCTGCCACGCATCCGTCGTGTGCACCGGCTTCTCCGGCCGCGTGAACCCCGCCTCGCGCACCGCGTCGAGATGATCGAGCAGACCGAGCTTCACGTACGAACCGACCGTGATCACCCGCACCGAATGCCGAAGCTGCTCATCGCGAGCAGACGGCACCTCCGCGATGCGGAAGCGACCAGCCTGCACCGTCTCCGAGAAGTGCCCCGCCCGGATCGTCAGCAGCGGCACCGCCTCCTGACCGAACGGCGCGAGGCGCGCGGTGAACTCCCGCGGCGTCAGCGACGACCCATCCGGCATCTGCACCTGCACCAGCACCGACCCAGCGCCCGGCACGTCCGCCGACTTCACCCACCGCAGCTCCCACGAGGAGTCGACGGTGAGCGACTGCAGCCGCCGCTCCGCGCCGTAGAAGACGTCGAGCGTGAGCGACGTCTCGAACTGACCGCCCTCGAGCACCCGCGCGAGCTCGACCGACACATCGCGCACCGCGCACCCCCTACGATCCGGCGATCTCGAAGCGCCTCGACAGCGCCAGGCGCGACGAGTTCCCCGCACGCACCGCCTGCCGGCTGCCGTAGTAGGCAGCGATGTCCGCGCGGCGCAGCGCCGGCGTCACGAGCGTCGGCACCGGCGGCGCCACCTCGTCAGCGACGATCCGCCACAGCACCTCGTCCGACCAGTGACGATGCACGGCCGTCGGCTCGAGCACCGCCGCGAACCACACCGGCGGCAGCCCCGTCCGGTACAGCTCGCGCGGGATGCGGATGCACAGGATCGGCATGCGCGGCGTCTCCGCCGTGCCGAACAGCGCATCGAACCGCTCCCGGTCCTCGTACGTCTCGGTCACGAAGTCGAGCGGCACGCCCACCATGCCGCGACGTCGACCGCCCTGCACGAGCCCGAGCCGCCGACCCTCCGGCCACACGACCTGACCCGGCGTCGGCTTCACCACCGACGAGGCCGCGTCGCCGCCGAACTGCACCCACATCGCGGTGCGCGGATCGAGCGGGTTCTGCACCAGCACCCGCCGTCGGCCGTCGTTCCAGCGCGGCGACACGACCATCGTCGATGCCGCATCCGTCCACTCGACGATGTTCCCGGCCGCGTTGTAGAGCGCCGCCTGGTAGGCGACATCCACGTCGAGAGGCACCTCGAAGTCGACGACCGACAGCACGCCCGCGACCGACACGCGGAACGCGCCGCGCACCTCCTCGCGCCGCGCCGACCCCTCATCGGTGCCGATCCAGCGGAACAGGGTCGCGGTCACCGCCGACGACGGCAGCGACGAGACGAGCACCACCACCCGCGGGCACGGCACGTCGTCCGACATCGGAGTGAGCAGGGGGATCGCCATCAGCCTCGAACCCCCTGCCGCACCTCGAGCGCATCGCGCTCATCCGACTCCTGCACCACGCCCCGCACCAGCCCGATGAACTCGCCCGAGCTGAGGTACAGCCGGCCGACAAGCTCGCGCGGCGACGACGAGACACCCGGTCGAGCGGTGATCCCGCCGTCGCCCATGAGCTGCACGCCCATCCGCCGCGCCGTCTCGAGGAAGATCGCCATCGACCGAGCCGACCCGTCGAGCGGGATGTACGACTCGGCCACGTCCGACCGATCCCCGACGACCCGCCACGTGTTCGCCGGCACCACCTGAGCGATCGGCGCCATCGGCGACAGGCCACGAAGCCCACCGGAGGCCATGAACTCCACGAGTCCACCGAGCTCCTGCCGGATCGCGATCGGCCCCGCACCGGCGCCCACGCCCGCCTGACCCGCGAGCACGTTCATGCGGATCACGCGGCCGTTGTTTCGCCGCCACAGCTCATCGATCTCGACCTGCGCCGGGGACGTGTTCGCGGTGATCACGACCGAGCCATCCGGCAGCGTCGTGATCCGGTTCGCGAGGTTCTGCACCCGGCCCTGCTCCGCCACCGCGTTCGACCCGAACGTCGTCACCCGGTTCTCCGGCGTCTGCAGCACCGTGTCGATCAGCTCGCGAGCCTGACCCTCGGTCAGCCCCATCTGCACCATCTGACCGACCAGCGCATCCGTGCCGTTCCGGTAGCGGGACGCGAGCTCATCCTGCGACTCGCCCGCCGCGTGCGCCGCGTCGATCTCCTCCGCGAGCGCCGAGATCGACCGCCGCACCTGATGCTCGAGCTCGACGCCCGAGGTGCTCGCACGGTGGTTCGAGACGTCGAGCCCCTCGATCGACAGCGCCGTGCCGTCGGCCGCGAAGCCCACCGCCGACACCGCCTCCGCCGTGCGGAGCGCCGCGTCGTTCAGGTAGCCGAGCTGCACGATCGGGTCGCCCCAAGCGTTCAGCCGCTCCTGCGCCTCGTCGATGCCGGGGATCAGCGTGTCGCGCATCGTCTGCGCCGCCGTCGCCGTCTCGTCGTCGAACGACTCCATCCGGGCGATCATCTCGTCCATGCCGGTGAGATCCGCGTCGCCGGGCAGCCAATCGATCAGCTCGCGCAGACCGACCATCGCCTCCCGCAGCGGCCCCGCCACGAACTGCCCGAACGCGACCGTCGTGTCCGCCGCAGCGATCACACCCGATCGACCGAAGTCGAGCGCCCCGTTCGCGAGGTCGAGCAGGAACTGCGTCAGCGGCCCACGGTTCCGCGACACCCAGTCGGCGAAGTTCCCGAGCGGCTCCGAGAACGCCGCGGCGAGAGCACCCTTAATGCCATCCGCCGCGACCTCGATGTTCCGCTGCGCCTGCTCGATCGCCGTCGCATCGTTCGACGCGAGCGTGTCGAACATGCGACGCGCGGCACCCTCGACGCCGTTCAGCTCCTCGACCGCCGACGACAGATCCATCGCGAACAGCGACTCGCCGAGATCCTCGGCCATCGTGCCGAACAGCGCGACCGCGGCCGCGTTCCGCTTCACGGGATCTTCGGTCGCCCGCAGACGATCGAGCACCGTGTCGAGGCCCGCCACCGCGTCCTCGCCACCGCGCGCGATCTGCGCTGTCATCTCGCGAGCGTTCAGCCCGAGCAGACGGTAGCCCTCGGCCGACGCCTCGGAGGCGTCCGTCGAGCGGATCTGGAACTCCTTCAGCGCATCCGCCGCAAGGTCCGAGTTCCGGGCACCCTCCCGCATCGCCTGGTTGATGAGCCCGAGCGCCTGCGGCCCCGAGAGCCCGAGGCGCCGGAACAGCGCCGGGTACTCCGTCAGCGTGTCGAGCAGATCCTCGTTGCGGTTCAGACCCTCACGGGCGCCCGTCGCGATGAGGTCGAACGCCTCCTCCGCCGACTTCGCGACGCCCGTCTGCAGCAGCACCGCGACCGACTGCGCGACCGGCCGCACCTCCTCGCCGAGCACGTCAGCGAGGCCCGCGAGCCCCTCGATCACACGCTGCGACGAGCGGGTCGTCGCCTCCTCGTCGATGAGGTCGAACTGCAGCGCGAGCCGGCCCGTGTCCATGTTCGCTTCGATCGACTCACCGAAGACGTTCGCGTACGCCTCGCCGGCGGCGCGCGCCACGCGAGCGGCAGCCGCCTCGTCGATGCCGGTCAGCGCCTCGAGCCGGTCACGGCCCGCCTGCTGCGCGAGCCCCTCGCGGAACGAGTCGATCAGCGTCTCCGCCGCCGCCTTCCCGAGCAGCACCAGCCCGCCCGCGATCGGGATCGCCGTGAGCGCGGCGATGAGGTTCTGCCCCATCTCGTCGCCGGCGTCGCTGCCCGTCTCCGCGGCCGCGCCGCGCACCCGCCGGAAGGCGTTCTCAGTCGGCTTCGTGTTCGCGTCGACCTCGATCATCGCCTTCGCGTCGGTCAGCGCCTTCAGCTGCCGCTCCGTCTTCTGCAGCGCGGCCTCAGCGCGCTTCGTGTCGGCGGTCACGTCGAGCCCGCCGAGCGCCCGCACTTGCAGATCCTCGATGCGCTGCTTCGCGCGCGCGATCGTCGCCTCGGCCCGCGAGATGTCGGCGTCGAGCTTGATCGCCGTGTCCGCCGACACGAGCTTCTTCGCCGCCTTCTCGACCCGATCCATCGACGCGAGCGCATCCTTCGCGTCGGCCTTCACCTTGAGCGGGTTCTTCTCGATCCGCTCGCCGATCGACCTGACGAACTTGTCGGCCTTCTCGACCTGCTCCGTCGCCGCCGTGAACAGCACCTCAAGATCAGCCACGCGCAGCTTCGCCACGAGTCACCCCCGGATGATGAGCGCCTCCCGCAGCCGAGTCGGCTCGTCGAGCAGCGAGTGAATGAGCGTCCGCACCGCAGGCCACGGCAGCGCGAGCACCGCCGGGTCGTGCAGGTTGACGTGGTGATGCCGGGACAGGTCGGCGATCACGAGCCGCCAGTGCGCGAGGAGCGCCACCGTCGAACCGTCGATCGTGACCTGTCCCGGCTTCGTCACCGCAGCGGGCGCGTCCGGCCGCAGATCAGCCGGGACGCGATAGTCGGGATAGATCCCGTCCGCGTCCGGCTCACCGACGCCGTACTGCGCCCAGTCCTCTACGGTGACGGGCGCGCTTTTGGGCTCGCATCGCCGCCCTTGTCGCCGTCGTCAGCGCCGAGCTCGCGAGGAGCCCACAGCTGCACCGCGATCCAGTCGGCATACGCCTTCCCGCGCGCCCAGTAGAACACCGCGTAGTAGGCGATGCGGTCGATCGTGAACTGCGGCAGCCTGGCCTCGACCATCTCGTCCCACGTCGCGCCGAGCGCCGGATGCTCATCGGGTCCGATCGACTCGAGCACGTCGAGGAACCCATCGGGCACCTGATCCGCCGGCACGATGCCGAGGTTGATCTCCGCGCGCGCAGCGGCGGCGAGCACCTTCTTCATCGCATCGACGCTGGGAGGCTGCACCACGAAGGTGCGGCCCCCCAGCGTGACGTCGAGCGTCGGCGCCGCCCACTCCTCGAAGTCGACAGCACCCATCGGCTACACCGCGCGCGTGTACGCCGCCGCCGGCGACGGACCCGCCGGCGTGGTCACGACCACCGGCGCCGAGCCCGCCGACCCGGCCGGGAGCGACGCGACGATCGTGGTCGCCGACACGACGGTGAAGTCGGTCGCGGCCGTGCCGCCGAACGTGACGGCCGTCGCGCCCAGCAGGTTCGAGCCCGTGATCGTCACGAGCTCGTTCGCGCCCTCGCCCGGAGGCAGCACCGACTGGACCGTCGGCGAAGCCGTCGTGCCCCAGCCCGTGAACGGGTTCGTGATCTTCTGCGCCGGACCCTTGCCGGTGAGCGTGACGCTGAGCGTCTCGATCTCGCCCGCCGGACCCGTGTTGACGCGCGAGGTCGCGACGGTCGCGAGTCCCTGCCGCGCGTCGTTCGGGTTCGGCGTGCCCTGCGCCGGCTTGTGGTACCAGCGCACCTCGATCGTCGCGAGCTCGCCGGTCGCGTCCGGCTCGGTGCGCGCGAGCAGCGCCTCGATCTCCGGCAGGTACAGGCCCGTCGAGACGAGCCGGTTCACCTGCACGTTGAAGGCGAGCGCGAACGACCAGCCGGTCACGTCCTGGTTGTCGGCGCCGAGGTCGTCGTACGTCTGCGCGTCCTGCGTGCGCGGCGTCGGCGTCGGGTTGAAGTTCGAGATGCGACGCACCGGCTGCCAGACCGGCGATGCCGAGGTGCCGATGTTGACGTCGAGGCCGTACTCGAACGACTTGCCGAGCGTCGCGCCGGCGGGAAGGGGAACCTGCGTGCTCATGCTCGCGCGTCCTTTCGGGTCGAAGTGGGATCGGTGAGCACGGGGATGCCGTCCTCACCGGGCTCGACCACGGTGGTCGAACCCTCGACGACCTCGACCACAGCGGCCGGCCCGTCGATGTCGATGCCGACCACGGTGGTCAGCTCGTCGGCGCCGACCACGCGGCCGTCGCCAGGCGGGAGCATCCCCGCCTCCTTGTATCGCTCCTCGGTCGTGGTCACGACGCCTCCTCGTTATCGAGCGTGATCAGGAAGTTGTCGGTGCGCTCCTCGCGCCCGTTGTCGTCCGCGCCCAGTCGCGCGGAAGACAGCCACTCGACATGCAGCAGCCCGCGGTGACGCGAGAGCCCCACGAGGAGCGGAACGTGTTCGTCGGCCAGCGCATCCGCGCCAGCCGGATCGTCTCGAGCGCCACGCGAGCGCACCTGCACGCGCCTCGCGCGCACGTAGTCGCGCGCATCGTCGGCCGTGTCGTAGACCGCGACGCCGACGGCGCGATCCGGGCTCGACTCGATACGGCCGTAGAAGACCCCGACGACCGACTCCGGGTACGTCCCGGCGCCGCCCCACTGCCGGCCCTCGAGCGCGCCGATCTCCGAGCACAGGATCGTCGTCAGCTCGACGTCGCCGATCATCCGCCGAGCGCCTTCCGCACGTGCTCCGCGAGGATCGTGCCGACGTCGACCTCGGATGCCGCCGACTCGAGGAACTTCGGCCCGCCGCCCGCATCGTGCTTCCAGTCGAGGTTCTCGTGCTGCAGCGGCGCGTGCACCGCCGTGTACGACACCTGCACCGTCAGGTCGTCGACCACGACGCGCCCCGACTTGATCAGGTCGCCGTCGTCCTTCGGTGCCTTCGCGTTCGACGCCTTCAGGACCGCGCGGCCCGCCTCGCGCAGACCGGCTCGAGCGCCCTGCTCGACCGCCGACCCGACAGGAACGTACTCCTTCACAGCAGCACCCCTCTCCGCTACGCTTCCGCCCATGACGACGACCACCACCGGCACAACCGGAACCGCGCAGCGCACCGACGCGCGCGGCATGTTCTTCGTGCCGGCACTCGCGCTCGCCGCGGCCGGGCTCATCGCCGGCATCGCGTCCCTGCCGAACTCGTTCGAGTCGGCGATCGCGTCGCTCGTCGCGCTCGCGCCGACGATCGCGGCCCTCGTGCTCGGCCACATCACCGCGGCCGCGCCGCAGGCACCGACCGCGCGGCGCATCACGCTCGGCGGGCTCGGCGTCGCCTACGTCGCGCTCGCGCTCGCCGTGCTGTCGCTGCTCATTTGAGCGTCAGCAGCAGGAACGAATCGAGCGGCGCCGCGTTCTCGTTGCGCGCCACGTTCAGCACACCCGCCGTCCGCTCCTGCGGCGTGCCCGGCCACAGCGTGACCTGAGCGCCCGGCGCGACATTCGCGTCCAGCGGCACGGTCACCTGCGACGACGACACGACCTCCGCGCCGCTCGCGTCACGCACGAGCTGCGCCTCGTCCTTCACCTCGGCGCGCAGCGTCCGCGGCTCGCCGAGCGTCGACCCCATGCCGGCCACCTGCCGGCGATCCCGCACGATCACCGTGTGCGGGTAGAAGAAGCCGCCCCAGCTCATCCGTAGAGCTCCGGCCACATGCGCGCCGTGATGCCCGGCAGCGGGAAGTGCCCGACCGGCAGCGACGCATCCGCCGTCCACCCGTCGGGCTCGAGCGCGCGCAGCTCGTTGATCACGTCGGCCGTGAACGCGGAGCCGACGTCGCCGTACGACACCGAGGTGCCGTTCCGCGACATCGACTTCACGCGCCGCTCGCCCGGTGCGGGGAACTCCGCGACGACCGCCTTCAGGATCGCGATCGCCGTGAGCCGTTCCTCCGAGTCGTCGGGGAACTCGTCGATGTAGGGAGCGATGCGCCGGCCCCGCGCGAGCACACGCCGCGCGAGGTCGAGATCGCTGGTGCCGAGGTCAGTCGGTCGGATCATGGCGCACCGCCCCCTCCATCGTGTTGACCTACTCGGCCGGCTTCGCCGCAGCCTCGATGGCTGCGAGCATGTCGGCCTTCTTCGTCGCGCCGCCGAGGTCGACCTCGCGAGCCGCGGCGTACGCCTTCAGCTCGTCGACCTTCCACTCCTCCGAGGGCTCACCCTCGGGGAAGTCGCGCGACTCGCCGTCGGCAGCGGCCTCGACGGCCTTCGCCTCCGGCTCGGCCGGGTTGAGACGGTCGAACCGCTCGAGGTCGTCCTCGTGCACGTCGACCGTCTCGCCCTGGCGCCCGTAGTCCCACTGCCCGTCGAGGCGCAGGTAGGTGCCGAGGCCGGTGCGGATCGTGCGCTCAGCCATCAGCCCGCGAGGCCCGTGACCTTGAACACCGAGAACGGGTTCGTGACCACCTGCACGAAGCGCGAGTCGACCTGCACCCACGTGCGCTGCGTCTGGCGCTCCGGGATCGTCTCGGTCGTGAGCGGCTTCTCGACGCGGATCTCGCCGACCTGGCCGCGCTCGAGCGCGTACGCCGTGCCGGCCGCGACGCGGTTCGACGCCTGGAAGGTGAGCCCGTACGAGGCGGCGACCGCATCGAAGTCGGAGCCGTACACCAGGCGCAGCCGCGAGAGCTGCGCCGGGTTGAGCACCCACGTGTCGATGTTCACGCCGAGCTCCTGCGTGTCCGCGAGCTCCTGCACCTTCGAGAAGTCCGCCGCCGGCCACGCCGAGGCGTTCGACTGCGACGAGCCGCCGGTGACGACCGCGCCCCAGTTGAGGCCGGTGACCGTCTGCGACCCGAACGCGGAGATCGCCGCGTCGACCACCTGGATCGCTCGCGCGTCCTGGCGGCGGATCATCGCGTTGATGAGCTTGCGGCCCTCACGCTGGATCACGCCCTCGTCGTTGCGGTCGCGCGCCTCGTCGGTCACGAAGAACTTGCCACCGTGCTTCTCGACCGAAGCGACCTTCGGCTCGCCGTTCTCCGACGTGACGATCGGGAACTCCGCGCCGGGCGCGACCTCCTGCACGTCGCGCGTCGGGAACAGGTCGTTCAGCGTCAGCTGGTCGTAGACGACCGCGCCGCCGGTGACGCCGCCGGGCGCCGAGAAGAACAGCGGCGAGATGTAGTTCCGCAGCGACAGGTCGCTGAGGTAGCGCGTGATGCGCGTGGGCTGCTGCAGCATCTGCTCCACCGTGATGGTGGAGCCGCTGACCGTGGGTGCGGCGAGCGGGTAGGCAGCCGCGTTTGCGGTAGGCATGTGTCGCTCCTCTCTCAGTAGAGCTCGATGAAGACGTCGTTGCCGGACGTGCCGGCGGTGAGGGCACGGCCGCGAGCCTTGCCCGACGCGAGCGTGACGGCCCGGCCGGACGCGCCGACCTCGACCTCCGCGCCGCGCGCGATCGTGCCGCCGGCCGTGACGGGCACGACCGTGCCCGGCCCGCGCAGCACGTGCAGCTTCGCGCCCGATGCGGTGTCGCGCGAGGCGACGCCGAACGTCAGGCCAGCCGCGGTCGCGGTGACCACGGTGACCGGCGTACCGGCCGCGACGTCGAGCGCCGTGGAAGCGTCCACGAACGTCTTGCCCGTGATCGCACCACCGGCGGTCGCCGTGATGTCGTGACCCGGCCGGTATGCCGGGATGCACTCGTTTGCCATGATGCTTCGCTCCTTGTCTCAGCGCGCCCAGTGGGCGGGGTAGGCGGTCGGGTCGTCGGCGGCGTCCGTCGGCGCGATGGCGTGACCGAGCTCCTCGGTCGGCACCGCCGCGTTCTTCGGCATACCCGCGAGGATCGCCGACGCGACGTCCTCGTTCGTGTCGAGCTGCGCCCGCCACGTGTCCTTCGTCGCGGCCGTGATCCGGCCGTCGGCGAGCGCCTCCGCGATCAGGCCATCGCGGCGCTGCGCGGTCGCCTGCGCGAGCGCCTCGCGGCCGGCGGCGGCGCTGCGCTGCAGCTCCTCGTACGCCGACTTGTCGACGACGATCGCGGTGTCGGGCAGGGAGTCGACGACGGCCGCGCGCGGCTCCGGCGTCTCGGTCGTCGGCTGCTCCGCGAGCGCCTCGTCGAGCGCCGCGAGCAGCGTCTCATCCGAGGCGGCGGCATCGGTCACGCCGAGCCGCTCGCGAAGACCAGCCTTGAGAGTGTCGCTCATGATGAGCTCCTCCTTCGGGTTGGGATCACCGGGCTCGGTCGAGTCCGGGGTCGTGCGCGCCAGGGCAGCCACGGCGGCTGCCTTGTCGCGGATCGGTGTGACGCGCGCTCGAGCGAGCGCGTCGTCAGCGTCGTCGTCGTCGGTTTCGATGGGCGCGACGACGAGCACGCCGTCGTCACCGACCGTCTCCGACTCGCCGGCGTCGGGGATCACGGCGACGCGATCCGCGAGCCCGAGCTCGACGGCCTCCGCCGACGTCAGCCACGTGTCCTCGGCCAGCAGGCTCGCCCAGTCCTGGTCGCCCGCCTTGCCGGTGTAGACCTCGATGATCGCCCGCTCGAGCGTGTCGAGCACGTCGGCATCCTTGCGGAGATCGGCGGCGTTCCCCCACGTGAAGACGGAGGGAGAGTGGATCATCATCGTCGTGCCCGGCGACATCACCGTCTCGTCGCAGCCCGCCGCGATGAACGACGCCGCCGAACCCGCGAGCCCATCGACGACGGCCGTGACCGTCGCCCGGTGCGCGCGCAGCATGTTCAGGATCGCCATGCCCTCGAACACCTCACCGCCCGGCGAGTTGATCCGCAGGATGATCTGCGACACCGACTCGGGGAGCGCGTCGAGCACCTGCCCGACGTCCTTCGTCGAGATGCCCCAGTACCCGCCCCACGAGTCGATCGGCCCGTACATGCGGATCGTCGCGACCGTGCCCTCGGCGGCGCCGGTCGGAGCCGGCGTCGTGACCGCGTTGAAGAACTCGGCCTTCGCCTTCGGCATCTCGCGCTCGCCCCAGTAGCGATTCGCCCACCGCGTCGCGTCGTTCGTCATGCTGCTTCCCCCTCGGAAGTCGTCGGTCGCACCGCAGCCGCGGCGGCTCGTGCCTGCTGGTCGCGGAGGTCGGCCTCCTCCGCGACGTCCTGCGCGGCGTCCACCGGCACGCCCTTCGCGGCGAGCTCGGCAGCGAGCACCGGCAGCCCGTACTGCTCCCGCAGGTGCGCCTCGAGCGCCGGATCGCGCGTCAGCGCGCCCACCTCGATAAGCGACTTGATCGCCTCCGCCGTCGCCGGCATCCGCTCACCGATCGGCTCGCACACCAGCCGAGGCGCCGGCTCGGCCGTGCCCCAGTTCGCATCGACGAGATCCTCGACCACGTGCTGCTGCGTGACGTCCGCGATGTGCTCCGCGACCGCGTTCAGCGAGTCGGTGAAGAAGTTCGCGAACGTCGACCCGAGCGCCCACGAACCCGTCTCGGTGCCGAGGTTCAGGAAGTGCGCGAGCACCGCGCGCGCGATCTGCTCGTCGTGGTAGCGGATCGGCCCGTCGATGTCGGGCAGCTTGCCCGTCACGCCCTTCAGCTCGAGCGACGCGCCGTGCGGGAGCGACGCGCCCGCCGCCTCGCCGGCACGGAAGCCCTTCGCGAGCTTCAGCCCGGCATCCTTCTCCGACTTCCGCCACTCGTCGAGCCGCTCACCCTCGGCACCATCCGGCACCGGAGCGGCCGTGTAGACCGGCACGCCGAGCCCGTTCCGCTCGACGGTCAGCGCCTGCACCCGCAGCATCCGATCCTTCAGCAGCCAGTTCTTATACGCCTGCCGGAGCAGCGACCGGCCCAGCCAGTTCGCGCCCTCCCGCTCGTTCACGTACGCGACCAGCCGGTCGACGGGGATCTCGATCTCCTGCCCGAACGAGCCGAGCATCGCCCGCGCCGTCGGGTTCGCGAGCCCGTGCTGCATGATCGACACGAGCCCGCCGTCGCGAGCGACGTTGATGTTCGAGATCGTGCGCGGCGGGCGCCACGCGAGCTTGTGCAGCCGGTGCCGCTGCCCGTCGAACTCGTACACCTGCTCGAAGAACGAGTGCCCGTAGACGAGCTCGAGCAGCGCGAGCCGCAGGTGCTCATCCCACGAGAACCGGCCGCGCGAGCGGATCGGCGCCTGCGGCGGCTGCCCCTTCACCGGCAGCCCGAGGTCGGCGGCGACGAGCTCGACGACCTCCTCGCGGCAGCCCGTCCCGTCGATCACCCACCGCGCCTTGCGGATCGGGAGCGTCACCGCGCGCAGCACCGACCCGACCTGCGAGTCCTCGCTCCGCATCCGGTCGTACACCTCGACCGACTTCGGCCACACGAGGTCCGGGTTCTTCTCGTTCGCCTCATCCGCGAACGCCGCCCAGCCCGTCAGCGAGCCAGACTGATAGCCCATCTCGGCCACGAGCACCTCCCGAGAATCGCGACGCGCGGGCGCGTCGGCATGGTTAGAACCGCCGAGAGCGAGGTAGGATGAGAGCGGCTCCGGGGAGTGCGTCAACACTCAACCCGGAGCCTGACCCGCCACATCGACTCGACCGATTGGAGGGCTCCGTGGAGCCTACCGAGAACTGGCTGCCCGTCGTCGGCTACGAGGGCTGGTACGAGGTGAGCGACCTCGGCCGCGTGCGATCCGTCTCGCGTGAGGTACGCACCGGCGTCGGCACGCGCCACATGCAGGGCCGCGTGCTCCGCCCGTTCACGCGGGCAGACGGTCGCTACAGCGTCACCTTGAGCCGCGACGACGAGCGACGCACCCGCCTCGTTCACCGCATGGTGCTCGAGGCGTTCGTCGGCCCGCAGCCCACCGGCGCCGAGTGCTGCCACCACGACGGCGACCCGACGAACAACCGGCTGACCAACCTCCGCTGGGACACGCACACCGGCAACGAGGCCGACAAGCGACGCCACGGCACCCACCCGAGCAGCGCCAAGACCCACTGCAAGCGCGGGCACCAGCTCGTCGAGCCGAACCTCAAGCCCGCGCAGTTCGCGAAGGGCAAGCGGTCATGCCTCGCCTGCTCTCGCGAGTACGGGCTCGCCGTGTCCCAGGGACGACCGTTCGACCCCGAGCTCGCCGACGAGAGGTATCGCGCCCTCGGGTTCTAGAACCTCGCCGTCGCCAGGTTCACCTCGGAGGCGTCGATGTCGTCACGCACCACGACCTCCGCTTGCGGCGGCGGCGGCGGCACGTCCTTCTTCTTCGGCGGCGCGATCGTCTCGAGCGCGTAGTACGCGAGGTTCACGCACACCACCGGCGCGACGTCGACCGGCGAATCGAACAGATCCCACACCGGCATGCCGCCCAGCGGCTTTGTCGTCCCGTACTCCACCGTGAAGTCGAGGCGCGCATCCTCCCGATGCCGCACGTCGCCGCGCTCCACCGCGTTCCGCAGGTAGCCGGCCGACAGCAGCATCGGCGTCGCCTCGATCCGATGCACGATGAACCCCGCCTCCTCGAGCGGCTTCACCAGCTCCGCCGACGGCACACCCTTCGACTGGATCGCGACCTCACGGATGCCCTGCTTCTTCCGCAGCGCCTCCATGTAGTCGAGCACCCACAGGTGCCCCTCTCGGCCCGTCAGCAGCTCGAGGTGCCCGAGCCCATCCGGCCGATGCCCCGCGACCCCGACGTGCGAGAAGTACGAGCGGCCGTCGATCGTGACCGACACGCCCGCCACGATCCGCCCGCCAGCCTCGATGTCCGACTCCTCGTCGAGCAGCTCGCGCCATCGGTCAGCGTTCAGGAACGGCTTCTTCCGCGACGTCACCCACTGGCACAGCACCTCGGTGCGGTAGTCCGGCGTGTTCACGTCCGCGAGGCACGCCTCCACGGTCATTTCGCCATGACCGATCGACGGGTTCGACTGCAGGATCGCGTCGATGTCGTCGAGCGCGCAGCCAGGGATCGCCGACCACTCGAAGATCCCCGCCGTCGTGTCCCGCCCGTTCGCGAACTCCTCGAGCGACCGCAGCCCCGACTCGACGTACTCCTGCCACTCCTTCACGCCCGTCAGCAGCCCATCACGCAGCGTCGTCAGCAGAACCGACGACGCATCACCCGCGTTCGAGAACCCCCACAACTGACCGTTGAAGAACGACTTCGTGGTGTGCACCACCGCGTTCCACGCCGCCCACGTGTCCTGCTCACGCAGCTCGTCGAACAGCACCCGCGGCGACGGCTTCCCACGCGCCGACTTCGCCGCGCGGATCTCGTAGTGCGGCCGGTCGAGCGTGTAGATGCCCTCCTTGCCGTTCGTGTCGATCACCTTCTCCGTCGCGTCCTGCAACGCAGGGATCGCGAGGTCGCCGGCCTCCTCCGTCTCCGGGTCGGGATCGCACCACAGCTTCACCGTGTTCCACGGCTCGCGCGCGATGTCCAGGTTCTGAGCGACGCCCACCACCTTGAACTTCACCGGCGGCAGCCGATCAGGATGCCGCTTCGAGTCGACGAACAGCCACCACGCCGCCAGCACCGCCGCGAGCGTCGTCTTCCCGTTCTGCCGACCCACCAGCACCACCAGGCGCCGGAAGCGGTACCGGCCATCCGGCCGCAGCTCGAGCCCGCGGATCAGCAGCACCTTCTGCCACGGGTAGAGCTCCACGCCGAGGATCTGCTCGGCGTACTCGATCACCTCGAACCCGAGCGACGTCTCCGGCGTCAGCGGCCGCAGCGGCGGCGTGAACAGCCGCGGCTCCGCACACCCCACCGGACCCCGCCGGAACGCGCGCCCCTTCGCCGCCGTCGCCCGCCGGTACTCCTCCGTGACGCCCCGCTCCCGCATCGCGGCATCCATCACGAGCGGATCGCTCGCCGTGTCGATCACGCGCCACCCCCGCTAGAGGCGCGACTCACGCGCCGATCTTGTGCCGACCGAGGAACGCATCGAGCGGCGACTTCTCCACCAGCTCGAGCCGAGGAGCCCCCGCACCCTCATCCGCCGCCGGCGGCGCCGCACGACCACGACCCGACGACGCAGCACGCTCCGCACGCTCCCGCTCCGACCGCACCCGCGCCGCCGCCCGAGTCAACCGACCCGACGCCGACAGATACGCATCCGTCAGCCGCGTGCTCGCGTTCTCCGCACCCACCGCATCGATCTTCCGAGCCAGATCACGCGCCAGCTCGATCGTCGGCGCATCGACACCCGACTCATCGAGGCCCGCAGCCCGGATCGCCTTGTTCACCGCCATCAGGTGCTTACGACCAGCCATCGCACACCTCCTCGAGCGTGGTGGAAACCGAATCAGAGTCGGGGGAGGGAGGATCGCCACCCCCGGCGGTGTCCGCCCCCGCGGCCGTTCACTGGATTTTCTGAGCGTTCGTGTCGAGGCTCGTGAGTCGTGCTCGGAAGGTCGGCGTCGATCTCCTCGAGCGTGCGTCGTGGCGGGACGTGTTTGCAGTCACCGCAGCATCGGCACGTCGGTCTGTCGTCTGTCTCGTCGTCACCGCAGGCGAGGCACATCGAGTCGAGGTCGGTCACCGTGTGTCTCCCTCGGTGGTGTGCCCTCGTGCGATGCACGGTGGGCAGATGTCTCGGTCGGTCGCGGCGTTCGACAGCCACCCGTCGATCGCTGCGAGCTCGCGTGCCTCGGCGAGCGTGTCGCCGCCCACCGCGTGCGCGACGGGTCCGGGTCGGTCGCACACGTCGCACTCGATGCCGGCGGTCATGTCGCAGACGATGAGGGTGCGGTGCGCGAGCATCGCGGCCGTGGGGATCGGTGTGACCGTGGCGAGCGTGTCGGTGGTCATGTCCACTCCCTCGACGGCTTCCCGAGCGCCGGTCGCGGCGGCTTGTTCTTCCGCTCGTTGTTGCAGCCCGCGTGCGACGGCGCCCAGTTCGTCGGCTCGTCGTAGAGCTCGGGATGCGTCGATGCCGGCTGGATGTGCTCGCGCTCGAAGCGTGACGGGTTCGACCAGTCGTCCCACGCGGCCTCGTAGTCGATCGGCTGGTTGCACAGCCAGCAGGGAAGGTTCCGCTTCCGGCACTCGGCCTTGTAGTCGTCCTTCGCCTTCTGGCGTGCGCGGGTCGTCTTGTGGTTCGCTCCCACGTCATGCCTCCCGGTCGCAGCGGCGGATGGTGGAGACGAGCGCGAGCCCGTGCGTGCCGAGCAGCCACACGTCGCAGGTGAGCTGGTGCGGGAGCGCGTGCACGTCGCACCATCCGCCGACGGTGACCGTGCCGGGATGGATCACGACGACCGACTGGCGCGCGGCCATCAGCGGATGCGGAGGCCGGCGAGCCCGTGCGTCTTCGCGATGCGCCCGTACCGGCCGACGCCGAGGAGTACCTGCGCGGCGACGATCACGGCCGTGCCAGCGCCGGCGACGACCGCGAGGGAGCCGATGCCGAGGAAGCCCATCGCGACCGGGAGGCCGCAGCGGTAGGCGGCGACGGGCGGCGTCATGGTTCGGCCCTCGGGATGAAGGTCGGGTTGAGGCCCATGTGGTGACCGTCGATCACCTGCTCGGCCATGCGGGCGCACTCGCCGCGGTCGACGTAGCCTTGCCCGCCGTCTGTCGCGATGATCTGCCCGTTCGTCGCGCGGAGGCGCCACGCCCACAGGTCGTCGGCGCGCTGGTACACCTCGAGCATGTCGACCTCCTTCGGCCGGTAGAGCTGAGCGGCGCGTTTCGATGCAGGAGCGCCAGACCTGCCGGGCGCCGACGCGACGGGTTCGAGGTGCCGCGCGGCCCGGTATTCGGTTGTGCGCCCGGCGAGCCGTGGAGCCGGGACGTCTATGCGGCGTTCGCTGCCGCTCGCAGGGTCGCGCGGTAGGCGCGCTGCTTCGTGATCGAGTTCGTGCGGCACGGTTCGCACCGGCATCCTCGCTTGTATTGCGCCCTCGTGCCGTGCGCGACGACCGTCTGCTCGCGCTTCGTCTTCTCATCGTGGCACGACTTGCAGAGGAGCTGACAGAGCGCCATCTCCGCCTCATAGCGAGCGGTCGATGCCCGGAGCGCGTGGCACGGCTCCATCGTCTTCGTTGCGGGGTCGATGTGGTCAATCTGCAGCCGGTCGGTGCTCCCGCATTGGGCGCAGCGGTTGCCATGCTTCGCGAGGAAGTCGTCGCGGCGTCGCCAGTATCGGCGCCGTGCTAAGTCGGCGTTGTAGTGCCTCAGGCACAAGCCGCGAGCATGGAGGGCGGCTTCGCACTCGACTTCGGTGCAGGTGCGCGTACCATCGGGCATGTCGACTCCTCACAGTCGGCCACCGCCCCGGAGTGTTCCAGCACTCGCGGGGCATCTTCGTCGCTACACACGAGAGTGCCCACCGGCCGTCTCGACCAGTGGGCACATTCGCTCAGTCAAAAGGTAGGGGCGGACACCCGTTGGCTGTCCAGTAGGACACGCCTATGAATCACACCGTTGTCGTTCGATCCCTCCTCGGCTGCACGTGCTCGCCGAACTGCACCCGGCTGAACGCCGCGCGCCGAGCCCACGCCATCAGCGCCTGCTCCTCGACCTCCCACCGGCCCTGCTCGCCGATCCGGCCCGCGAGCCCCGCCGACCGCCACCGGCGCACCTGCCGCATGGTGACGCCCGCGCGCGCCGCCGCCTGCGGGTACGTGAGCCACTTCTCCCTCATCGCTGCTCCTCGATGTCATGCGCGTCACGCGCGAGCTGCTCCGCGAGCGCGATGAGCGCAGCCGCAACGTGTCCCCGTGGCGGCACGACGGTGACCGCCCGCTCGCGGTAGTGAGCCTCGAGCGATCCGTCGCCCGTGAGAGCGAGCACCACGACCCCACACGCCTCGTCGGGTAGCCCTTCGAGCGTCAGCGATCCTTGATCCATCACGACATCACCGTCCAGTCGACCGGGAGCGCGAGCAGGCAGCCCGCGCACCACGCCTTCGGCAGATCCCCCGAACATCCCGCCCGCACGTCATGCCCCGCGCACGACGGGCACGGCAGCGAGCGGTGCAGGAGCTTCGGCTCGCGCCCGTCCTGCAGCCACCGGCGACTCATCCGCTCGAGCGCCGGCACGACCTCCTCCGCCATCTCGCCGACCATCGGCATCCCCGCGACGTCCGGGAGGCGTCCGAGCAGCCACCGCACGATCCGCTCCGTCGCCGCCGCCGCCGTCTCCGGCGCCGTGCCCGCCGCCAGCCCGTTCACGTTCGCGTCGATCGCCGCGACCCCTTCGAGATCCGCCGGCGGCTCCACGCCGAGCGCGGCCGCGATCGCCGTAGCCCAGTTCGCGACCATCGCGAACAGATCATCCGCGTCCTCGAGCGCGCCCGCGTCGAACGGCAGCGGCCGCTCCTTCGTGCCCGACACCGGCTCCGACCCGCCCGCCGCGCCCGGCAGGAGCGGCACCGCCGCCCGCGCGGCCCGGATGATGTCGGGCGCGTCGTCGAGCAGCCACTCGAGGCGCCGCATGCAGTTCGTGCACAGGAGCCCGATGTCGGCGACCGCGACGCGCGGCACGCCCCCGTCGAGCGCGTGCGGCCGCGCGAAGTGGTCGCGCACGCACGGCGCCTTCTCGATCACGATCTCGTTCATCGGGTTCCCTCCTCCTCCGCCCCGAGGGTGCCCGCCCTGGCACACCCTCGGAGCGCGGCCGCATCCGCTATCGCGCGGCCGCTTCCTCGACCTGGACGGCCATCGCGTCCGACACCGACTGCGGGTCGCCGACGATCACGATCGACGCCGGGTCGAGCCGCTCGAGCTCGGCCGCGATCGGTGCCGGGAGCGTCCCCTCGCGCGGCACGGCGAGCACCGGCCCGCGGCCCTGCGACGCGGCGCCCGCGCCGAGCGCGTCGACGAGCGTGACGCCGTTGGCGATGTAGACGACCTCCACGCCCGGCGCGAACGTCTCCTGCGAGAGCAGCGCCGACGTCGCGTAGCGGTCGACGCCCGCGATGCGCGTGATGGTCGACGGCACCGGCTCGGCCGGCGGCTCGCCGACGTACGTGCAGAAGCTGATCCAGCCTCCGCCCGTGAACACCGACCGGCACTCGTAGCCGGGCAGCGGGTCCGCGGCCGCGGTCGTGGCGCCGGCGAAGACGAGCGCGGCGGATGCCGCGATCGCTGCGAGCTTGTGCTTCACCTTCATGGGTTGTTCCTTCCTCATGGTTCGATCGAGCCGGTCGGCCCGTCGTTCGTGACGTCTTCATGGCCCGGCGATGGCTCCCACGACCCCCGCCGCACCGTGCGTTGCATCAGCGGCATCCGCATCGTCTCGGCGATGTCGCGCGCCTCCGACGCGGCCTGCGGGATCACCCGCCGCTGACCTTGCACGCCGTACTCAATCTCGATGTCGCCAGCGAGGTGCCCGAGCAGGTCGACGAGCGCCTGCCCGCCGATCTGCACCTCCCAGCCACGCTCGACCGCCTGCGACAGCGCGTGCCGCCACCCCTCGAGCGACGTGCCCGCCGCGACCCGCACCCGCTCATCCATCAGTAGCCCTCCCGCTGGACGCACATCATCGAGTGACCCCGCTCCGGGCTGCCAGAGCAGCACCAGTACGTGCGATCTGTGCGAGCCGCCTCGCGCGCGGCGCGCTGCTCGTCCGGCTCGGTGCGGCTCGACATGACGTCGGCGTAGGCGTCGATCTGCGATTCCGGCGTCTCCGGCGGCTCCCAATACGGCGCCGTCTGCGGCGACTCGACCCGGCCTGTCCCCGCAAGGTCGAGCAACGCGAGCACCACCAGCGGCGACACCGGCATCCGATCGTTCACCGGGTCCGCCGAATGCTCGACCACCCACTCCGCGCGCTTCCGCAGCTCCGCGCGCTCCTCCGGCGTCACGACTGACCCCATCCGCCCGCGCCCGGCTCCGCCGTCGCCCAACCCGCACCCGCCTGCGGCTCCGACGAACCCCACCCGGCCGACTGCTGCTGCGGCACCGCACGACCCGCACCCGCACCCCGACGAGCCACCGCCGCCGTCGCATACCGCAGCGACGGCCCGATCTCCATCACCTCGAGCTCGATCACCGTCCGCTTCTCGCCCGCCTGCGTCTCGAACGACCGCTGCTTCAGCTGCCCCTGCGCGATCACCCGATCGCCCTTGTGCAGCGACGACGCGACGTGCTCCGCCATCTCGCGCCAGATGTTCGCGCGGAGGAACAGCGCCTGCCCGTCCTTCCACTCGTTCGCCTGCCGGTCGAACTCGCGCGGCGTGCTCGCGATCGTCACCTGCGCGACCGACACGCCGTTCTGCGTCGCCCGCAGCTCCGGGTCGTCCGTGAGGTTCCCCACGACGACGATCACCGTCTCACCTGCCATCAACCCATCTCCTTCGGTTCTTCGAGGAACGCCGTCGCCCCCCACTGCTTCGTGACCGCCCGAACGAACGGCCCCTCCCACATCAACTCGATGCGATCCGTCGGCCCCTGCCGATGCTTCGCGACGTTCACCTCGAGCACGTTCTTCCGGTCCTCCCGGTGCAGCAGCATCACCACGTCGGCGTCCTGTTCGATCGACCCCGACTCGCGCAGATCCGTCAGCACCGGCGGCACCTCCTTGCCCTTCCCGCGCGCGATCGCCTGCCGGTTCAGCTGCGACAGCAGAAACACCGGGATGTCGAGCGCCATCGCCAGCCGCTTCAGCGCGCCCGTCATGGCGCCGATCTCGAGGTGCCGCTCACGATGCCGCTCCTCCGACGTCAACAGACCGAGGTAGTCGACGACGAGCGCCTGCATCGAGCCCTGCCTGTGCAGCGTCCGCGCCCACGACGACACCTGCTCGAGCGTCCTCAGGTCGTCGCGCACGTGCAGCGGCAGCGACATGATCGACGGCCGCGCGATCCGCATCGAGTTCCAGTCGACATCCGTCAGCTGGTGCGTCGTCAGCGACGTCAGCGGGATCGACGCGACCTGCGCGACCATCCGCTGCAGCACCTCCGACTTCGACATCTCGAGCGACACGAACCCCACCGGCCCGCGCATCGCGAGCTTCCGCGCGATCTGCAACGCGACGACCGACTTCCCCTTGCCCGGCCTGCCCGCGATCACGTACATCGCGCCCGGCCGGAACCCGCCCAGCACCCCATCGAGCGACGGCCACGGCGTCGGCACCAGCGTCGGCGCCTCCTCGAGCTCCCGCGCGAGGTCGTCGAGGCCCGCGCCGATCGTGCCCGTCTCCGTCACCGTCGCCGTCGACACCGCATCCACCTCGGCGCGCGCACCCTCCACCAGCGCCGCCGGGTCGCCCTCCGAGGCGTACCCCATCTGCGTGATCCGCATGCCCGCCTCGACCAGCCGACGCATGATCGCCTTCTCCGCGACGATCCGCGCGTAGTGCCCCGCGTTCGCGACCGTCGTCACCGCCGACGTGCACTCGTGCAGGTACACGACCCCGCCCGCCGCCGCCAGCTTCCCGACCCGCTGCAGCTCGTCACCGACCGTCACCGCATCCACCGGCACACCGCGATGCGTGAGCGCCAGCGCCGCACGCAGGATCAGCTCGTGCCGCGGCTGGTAGAAGTCGCCCGGCTGCATCGCCGCCGCGACGTCCTCCATCGCCTGCCGCGACAGCAGGATCGCGCCGATCACCGACCGCTCCGCGACATCATCGGCCGGCGGAGTCCGCTCGACCGGGATCTCGTCGTACTCGCTCACGCCGAACCCTCGATCGCGCGCTCGTGGTGCTCGTGCCGCGCCCTGTCGAGTCGCTCCGCCCGCCACTCCGGGTCGTTCCAATGCGCCGCCGCCACATCCCGCAGCTCACCCGTGAACGACACGAACGCCTCGAACGCCTCCCGCTCCGCCGCCGGCGGCAGCCCACGCTCCGACCACGCCTCATCCCGCACCAGCGCCGCGATGTGTGCCGGCTGCAGGTACTCCGTCGACGACCGACGGTGCTCATGCAACGCACGCACCGACGCCTCGTAGTCGAGATGCCCGATCGCACCCATCCACCCGCCGACCATCTCCCGCGTCACGATCCGGTTATCCACCGTCGCCGCGACCGCCAGCAGCTTCGCCATCTCCGAATCACGCACCGATCTGCCTCCGCCCCATCTGCTCCTCCGCCTCGAGCTCGCGAGCCAACTGCGCCGCCTGCATCCCCCGCGACACCCCCGGCCCCCGCTCGCGCTGCGCCTGCAACCGCAACGTCTCGTACTTCTCGCGCAGCTTCACCGCCGAGAGGATGTTCGCCCGCCAGAACTCCGACCCCTGCGCCCACCGGATCGCCGCCGCCACCTGCTCCTCCGACCGACCATCCCGATCCAGCAGCAGACGCATCGCGTCCCGGTTCTTCTTCGTCCTCGACGGCACCCGACCACCGTTCGCCGCGATCTCCGCATCCAGCAGATCGAGCAGCCTCTCCACATCCGGGCGCGTCGGCTCCGCCGACGAAGAAGACTGATCCCCTGATCCCTGATCCCTGATCCCCTGTTCCCCTGTTCCAGTCGCGAGGGCTCGCGAAGGCTCGCGAGGATTCGCGACACTCTCGCGAATCTCGGAGTCGCCGTACTCGAAAGTCCCGTCAGGACGCGGAAGTCGGCCCTTCGCAGGCCGGTCGATCCGCTGCGCCTGCTCCCAAAACGCCATGTAGAGCAGACGGTCGCCGTCCGCCTCGTATCGGTGCACGAGGCCCGCCTCCGCGAGCGCGGAAATCGCTTCAGACACCCTCGCGAGGGTTCGCGAGGGCTCGCGAGCCAAGTCGCGCGGGAACACGTCGGAGACGATCATCACCACGTCGTCCTTACCGACCCCGTTGTCGTCCACATACGACTCGAGCCCCTTCAGCACGAGCCGCGCATCCCAGTCCACCGACGCGATCCGCTCCGACCGCCAGAACTCCGGCTTCGTCGACCTGATCCTCATCTACCAGCCCACCTCTCCGGCCGACACGACCGACCCGTCGTCGAGCAGGAAGCACCTGCCATGCACCGCGTGCTCGATCGGCTCCTCCTCCGTCACGACATCGCCGCGCAGCTTGACCCCGCGCCGGTACGCCTCCGCCTGCATCGTCGGGTCGGCCTCGATCAGCCCGTTCGTGAGGCTGTCCAGCCACACCACGTTCGACAGCCGGTGCTTCACCGCCGACCCGCCCATCCCGCCATCACGGTGCTGCGGCACCAGCGTCCCCGGCCGACACACGTCACTCCGCGCCTCGGCGCCGTGCCAGGCACACACGTGTCCGTCACGCTCGTCCAGCGCCCGCAGGAGCCACTTCGGCGTCACGTCGCTCATGTGCTCATCCCCGTGCTGTCGAGCCACCGGCGGTACTCGGCGACGAGCTCCGCGTTCGTGAAGAACGGGCAGTAGCAGCCCTCCACGTCGCACGGCTCACCGAACCGCGTCGAGTGCTCATCGCGCCCGTGAGCGCATCCGTCGCAGCGCACGACCGCGCGCTTCTGCTCAGCCACGGGTCGCCTCCCCGAACACATCCCACGTCACCCGACGCACGAGATACCCGCACGAACACGAGATCGGCCCCCGCAACAGCACCGACTCGAGCACCCCCCGATGCCGATCACACCTGAGCGTCACCTTCCGGCACCGGCACGGCTGCGCCGCCGCCCACCGCGGCACCGCGAAGCACCGCCCCGCATCCCCCACCCAGTCGCACGACGGCGAGAAATCCAGCGCCGCCAGCAGCTCCTGCTCATCCATCACGCACCACCCCTCAACCGCTCCCACCGGTACGCGAACCCCTTCGCGCCGCATCGCCGGTGCTGGATCACCTGCCGGTCCCGCTCCTGCTCCTCAAGCCACTCGACGAACGACACGCGATGCTCATCGCAGAACAGCTGCACGCCCCCGCAGCACAGGTACACGAACGCCCACACCGCCGCCCGCTCGCACCCATCCCTCGACTCGCACACCTGCTCGAAGTCGAGCAGCTCGAGCACATCCACCACCTCGAGCAGCCCCGCGTCAGCCACGACCACCACCCCCGATCGGCTCCCACCGGATCGGCGCCGTCGGCGACCCGCACGGCGCATGCTGAACATGCACGAACTGCATCCGCTTCCGCCGATGCGCGTCGCAGTAGAACCCCACCCGGCCACAGCACACCGACGTGCCGATCCACGTCGCGGCCTCCGGGCAGCCCCGCTCACCCTTCTGCTCCTGCAACACCCGCCACACGAGCCCGTCGCACGCCGGCGACCAGTCGAGCGCCTCATCGAGCTCGACCACCTCAAGCACCGCTGCATCCGTCACGACGACACCTCCAGCCAGTCGAACAGCGTCGGCTCAGCCGGCACCGGCAGCTCCGGCAGCTCCGGCGCATCCGTCACCGGCGCGAACATCGACTCATTCCGGCGCTTGCGGTACTTCTTCGCGTAGTGGCCGTAGATGCCGCGGTCGTCAGCGTCAGAGTCGGCGTCCTCGACGATCCACGCGAGCGACGTGCCGGCGTGGCTGACGACGATCTCGATCGCGACCTCTTCGACATGGTTCCCCCACCGGCCAACGATGAGGCCGGTCGTGAGCTGCCCGGTGTGCCATGCCCAGTGGGCGCCGTGCATGCTGCCGGTGTTGTCGGGGCGGACGGGCGCGGGGATGCCGAGGGCGGCGAGCTCCGCGTCGATCGCGGCGTCGCGGAGGCGGAAGTAGTCCTCGCGGAGCGGGTTCGGCATCGGCACCGCTTCTCGGACCCGCTGCGCGGCTGCGTTCAGCTGCTCGAGCGTGGCCCTCACGACGCCACCTGCTCATCCCTGTCGATGCCAGGCAGTCCAAGCTCCACCCGAATCCGGTGCACGGTGCGAGCGGTCATCCCCGCGTGCTCCGCGATCCGCGGGTCGCCCCACCGTTCGCGATGAAGCATCCGCACCACCTCACGCCGCTCGGCAGGCGTCATGCGAGGCCGTTCACCGTTCACGGCGAGCACGACCACCGCCTCATCCACGAAGTCCTCGCCGAGCTCCTCGCCCGCCGGCGGCTCGACATCCGTGTCCGGGTCGTCCCACGCCAGCGGCGGCAGCCACCGCCGCTGCTCCGCGAACTTCCGCGCCTTCGTCGCCGACTCCCGCTCACGCCGAGTCGACGTCGGCGCCGGCACATCCCACAGCTCGTCGAACAGCGCCACGACCGCGAGGTGCGTCGACTTCCGCACCGTCTCGCGCCGCATCAGCGACGACATGTCCCCCGGATCGATCCCGAGTTTCGCGCCGAGCACCTTCAGCGAGTACCCCATGCATACGAGCGCCTGCATCCGGCGATGCAGCCCCACCGCAGGCACCAGCGCCCCGTCGCGCAGGTGATCGAACGACGGCTGCAGCGCGAGGATCTTCTCGGCCTTCTCGCGCGACACCCGCTTCAGCACCTCGCCCTTCCGCGGATCGCGGTTCGACCCCTTCCGCCCGTAGATCAGCGACGCGATCGCCGTGTTCCCCACACCCGTCAGCTCCGCGATCCGCTTCCACCCGAGGCCCGACGCCTGCAGCATCTGCACGTGCTCGCGCACCGGCGCCGCGTCCACGAGCCCCGAGTCGAACCGCCCATACAGGTGCAGCCGCTTCCGCCTCTCCTCCCGGACACGAGCGCCCTCGGTGCAGTCGTCACACCGGCACTTGTGGATCGCGTAGCAGGTGCCGACTTCCGCGTGCCGATGCTCCGGCGGGCAGATGAAGCGCGCCGCCCTGCGCGCCGTGTGCCGCCGGCAGAAGTCGAGGCCCCGCACCTCCGACCAGCCACGCGCCGGATGCAGCGCCCTCGCCTTGCACCCCCGCGCGTCGCACGTCACGCGCACCCGCTCGCCGAGGTTCACGACACACTCCGCACGACCGTGACCATCGCCTTGTGGATCGCACGCAACCGCTCCACCTTCCCGGCCCGCGAGATCGCATCCCCGCCCGTCTCCGACGACGACGCCGTGTACCGCGACGCCTCCACCGCGAGCGCACGATCCAGCACCGACGCCGCGATCACCCCCGCATCCGCGAACGACGCGACGATCACGATCCGGTCACCATCGACCGACACGACCGGGATGCCCGCCACCGCCTCACGCCGCACCGCGTCACGGTGCCGCTGCGCGCTCGACTCCCCACGCTCAGCGCGCCGCCGATCCAAGTCCCGCTGGTACTCCGTGTTCGCCCGCTTGCACGCCGCATCCACCGGCTCACGGCGCCGCAGATGCCGTGCGGTACGCCGATCGCGTACCGCACGGCACCAGCTCCCGCACACGGCCCCCGTCGCGGTACTTCGCCCGCCCATCGCTGCACGGCAGGCACCGGCACCCGTGATGCGAGTAGCACGTGCCCGTCTCCGCGTGCTTGTGGTCGTCCGGGCACACGTACGCGCCCTCGCGCCGCGCGCTCACGACCCGCCCCCGATCAGCGACTCGAGGCCAGCCGACACGACCCGCTCGCGCTCGAGCTCCACCTCGACCGCCTCACGACGCGCCCGCTCACGACCCCAGTACGTGAGCACCAGCGCCACGCTCGCGCGCGCCTCATCACGCTCCCGTGAGACGCGCAGCCCGTACTCGAACAGCGCCCGAGCGCCCTGCAACGTCTCCGCCGCGTAGCCATCCGCGACCGCCTGACGCTCGAGCGCATCGTCGCGCTCCTCCATCGCGGCGAGCCCGGCATCCGCGAGCTCACCCACGCGCCGCACGTAGGCGTCACGCATCCGCCCCATCTCCGCCGACGCCGCCTCCGACGCCGCGACCGCGCGACGCTCCCGCTCCGACGACCCGCGGTTCACGAGCCACGACATCCCATACCCGCCGACGTACGCCAGCATCACGAGGTAGATCACCGCCCACACTTCCATCAGTCCTTCACCCCCGGCAGCCCGATCGCAAGCCGCTGCATCCGACGACGCCGAGCACGCCGCTCCTTCCGCGCACGAAGCGCCGACCGCTCGAACCTCAGCCGCCGCCGCTTCTCGATCCGCCGCTCACCGCCGAGCGTCCGCCACAGCCACTTCGACTCGACCTCGACATCGAGCTCGAACGAGAACGACGCCGGCACCGGCTTCGACTCCTCCGACCACGACCACGGCTCCTGCTCGGGCTCGAACGTCGGCCCCACATCGACGAACCCGCCCGCCTCGAGCCACGGCCCGCCCTCATCGCCGACCGGCCTGATCCATATCGACATCAGTCCTCCTCCTGCGAACCCGACCCGAGGCACGTCTCGCACGTCACCCACGCCGCCGAATCCCCGACCCGCACCAGCCGCTTCCCGCCACCCGCGCACCCACCACACGGCGGACGCTTCGGCCCACGCCGCTTCCGCATCACGCACCCCCCGTCAGTCCCTGCGCGTGCGCCGCATCCGCCGCCCGCTCATCCGCCCGCGCCGTACGGAAGTTGTCGAGCGCCCCCTGGATCGCCTCAAGCCACTTCCGCAGCGTCTGCTCCCGCTTCTCCGCCACGAGGTACGCGAGCTTGTGCTCGTACGCCGCCTCATCCGCGATCCGCTCAGCCCACCCGAGCGACATCCGCCGCCCGTCCTCACGCGGCTTCGCCATCTCCTCCACCACCCGCCGAGACACCGACCGCTCGTAGCGCGCCTTCGCCTCCGCGAACGCCCGACCAGCCGCGAGATGCTCCGACACGATCGCGAACCGCACCGCCGACAGGTACGTGCCCTGCGACGCGCCCGGACCCACCCGACGGATCGCCGCCACCAGCTCCCGGTGCAGCGGCTCGCCCTCGAGATCCGGCTCGACGATCCCGATCGTCGCCAGCACCCGAGCCTCGCCCGGCCCGACCGGGTTCATCGGTCGTCCATCGCGACGAGCACGCCCGCGCCCACCGTGCACGCACCCGTACCGAACCCCGCCAGCGCAGCCCACCCAGCGAGCCCCGCCGCGACGTTCACGATCGCGATCACCGCGAACAGCGCCGCCGCCAGCGCGACGATCGTCGCCCACCCCGAAGACACGATCACACCTCGATCCGCAGAGCATCGAGCTGCGCGAGCAGCCCATCCACCGCATGCTTCGACGTCCGCAGACGCTCGACCCGCGCACCATCCGCGACGCCACCGGCGAGCTCGTGCGCCAGCCACGCGCCCCGAGCCACGAGCGCCGCCCGCACCTCGACCGTCTCGTCCGCCGTGAGCGACCTGACCAGCTGCGACGGCCACCCCGCCGCCCCGCTCGTCCGCGACGCCTCCGGCTGCGACGCCGGCGACTGTGCGATCCACTCCGCGGTCACGCGAACCACCCCCACGAGAGGAACAGCAGCGCGAACCCGACGATCAGCACGAAGACCAGCACGGCCCCGCCGACGATGCCGCCGACGATCGCGGCCGCGGCCTTCCACGAGTCGGTGAACCCGATCCACAGGAACGCGACGAGGAACCCCAGTGCGAGCACGAAGATGCCCGCCGCGTCGACCGCCGACTCGACCGCGATCACGACTGCTCACCGCCCTCGACGTCGAGCGCCATCGGCACCGACTCCGACTCGGCCTCCTCGACCGGCTCCGCCTCCACCACCGGCTCCGGCCGCGGCGTCGCCTTCCCCTCCTCGATCAGCCGACGACGCGCCACGAGCCGATGCTCGATCGTCTCCCCACGCTCATCGATCTCGAGCCCCAGCACGCCCGCGCCGTGCGCCTCGTTGTAGAGGTCGACGAGCGGCTTCATCGCCACCTCGTTGTCGACCTTCGTCACGAACTCGCGCACCCGCTCCGCATCCCACGGCGGCACGTACCCCGGCACCGCGGCCGCGACCGACTCCGGCACACCCGGCGCCGCCTCGACCGCCGCCTGCGGCTCGTCGTCCGCGTACACCACGCCCTCCGCCTGGCTCATCTCCTCCTCGGAGTAGAGGCCCGACAGGTCGTGCGGGAACGCCTTCCGCAGCGCGAGCATCTCCGCGCACTTCGCGAGCATCAGCGGCCCCATCTTGAGCCACATCTCGGAGACGAGCTGCTTGCCCGTCTTCTGCCCCTGCACCCACTCGTCGCGCGTCTGCACGTACGCATCCCACAGCGCGACCGCGTACAGCGGCTCGCGGAACCCGCGACGGTAGACGCCCACGCGCGCAGCCTTCGGCGGCTCCTTCTCGAGCCACACCTGCGTCCACGTCACGCCGTCCGCCGTGAACTCCGGCGTCGTCTGCCCCTCGTACTCACCCGACCGCTGAGCGACCAGCCGGGCACCGTCGATCGACACCTGGATCGACCACCGCCACCCCGCCTTCGTCTTCCGCGCCAGGCAGTAAATCTGCTTCGCGATCGGGTCGAGGTTCGTGCGGTTGCAATGAGCGAGGAACGCGCCCACCGTCGCCGTGTCGGCGTACACCTTCTCGCCGCTCGGCGTCACGTGCACCAGGCCCGCCGCCTCGACGATCGCCTTCTGATCGGCGCTCCACTTCGACGAGTCGACCGTCGTCGGCAGCGCCGCGACCGCCGTGCTCACGACCCCACCCCGACCTTCACCGGAGCCGGCTCCACCGCACGCAGCTCGAGCCGCCACGACGTCTGCGGCATCTGCTGATGCCCCATCTGCAGCGACACCCACTGCGACGACGTGAGCAGCCGATCCACGACCTCACCGACCGTCTCGTCGCGGCGAACCTCCACCGCCCGCGTCACGTCCTGCGCGTGATCGCCCATGTTCACGCCCACCTCGACGACGAGCGCGCTCACCTGCACGTCCATCACTTCTTCCCCCGCTTCTGCACGTCGCTCACCGTGAGCCCCGCCTTCTTCACCACGACCGGCACCTCCTCGACCGTCGAGAACGTGTCCTCGATCACCGCCAGCTCCGCCCGCGCGGCCGCGACCGCCTCACGAGCGCGCACCACCTCCGGGTTCGACTCGTCGACCACGCGCACCTTCTCCACGCCCCGCTCCTCCGGCGTGTAGAGCACCCGCGCGAACGTCGACTCCTGCTCCACGCGCTCGCCGCGCTCCGCGAGCAGCGCCTGCAGCGCCTTCCACGCCGACTCCTTCGCCGCCTTCGCCTCCGCCTCGAGCTCCCGCGCGTGCAGCACGTCGATCGCCAGCGAGTCGATGTCCCGGTCGATGTCGTCAGCGGCCGCATCGACCAGCCGGTCGAGCGCCGCGATCAGCGCATCCGCCATCGGGATCAGCTCGTCGCGCACCATGTCCGCGACGTCGAGCCACCGCACGACCCACTCGAACTGCCGACCCGGCTCGAACCCCGACGCCCGCGTGCCGAGCCGCTCCTCGAACACGCCGCGATCCTCGACCGCCTCGCACACGAACATCTGCCACGCCTGCTGCGCGATGTAGCCCTTCTTCACCATGTGCTCGTAGCCGAAGAACCGTTCGGCGCCCGTCTTCGTCTCACCGAGCACGAGCTCCTCGTCGAAGTTGACGCCCACCGCATCCGGCGACGCGAGATAGCGGGAGTTGCTCGAGGCATGGAACACGCGCGACTCCGCGCGCAGCCCGTACCGCACCTGCATGAACGCGGCGAGCGCCTTCTCCCGCTCGATCCCGTACCGCGCCTCCGGCCCCGACCCCCACCGCTTCGCGAGCTTCTTCCGCGCGATCGCCTCGGCCGCGTGCTCGACCGACGTGCCGCCCTGCACGAGCAGCCACATGTCGCGCACGTTCGTCGCCGTCGCGCCGAGCAGACGCTCCTCCTGCCACGCCACCTCGTCGGCATCCGACGCGCCCGCCCGCGACTCGAGATCCGCCAGCGCCGGCGGCACGTACTCGGTGATCGTCATTCGCCCTGTCCCTTCGTCGCGCGGCGCACCGCCGCGATCCCACGAGCCGCCTGCTCGCCCTTCACCGCCGCCGCACGCGCCGCCTTCGCGGCCTCGATCCGGCGCTGCCGCTTCAGCTCACGCACCGCGGCCTCCGCGTCCTGCTGCTTCTTCGCGAGGTCGGCCTCCACCAGCCCCGCCACCTGCTCCACCGTCGGCCGCTTCGGCGCCGACCCGAGCGCGAGCTCCGCGAACGTCGGCGCCATCAGCCCATCTCCCCGTGCAGCGCGGCGAGCATCGGCGACCGGCCCTCGTGGTAGGCGCCGAACGGCCCCGCCGTGTCCATCAGCACGTGCTCCGCGTCGGCGATCCGCTTCTGCAGCGCCTTCACCTCCGACTCCGGCACGAGCCGCACGTGCGTCGCCGGGATCGCCGACCGGTTCGAGAGGCGCCACCCGCCTGACATCGATTGCCGCACGTCCCCGTGCGCGTAGACCGCGAACAGCGTCGAGGAACCGTGCATCAGCGACGGGTCCACGTAGTAACCCGGCAGGAGCTCCGGCAGACGACGCGCCGCCTCGAAGCCGCGCTCCCGCCACACCGCCATCGACACCGGCCCGACCACCGTGCGGATCGACGCGCTCCCCTCGACCGTGCCGAGGATCACCTCGCCCGCATCCGACGTCAGCCGCACCTCGTCGCCCGGATTCAGCGACGAGTACGCGACCGACTCCCACTCGACGCCGAGCACCGCCCGCACGCCCATCACCGGCTCCGCCGCTGGTTCACGTGCCGCTGCCGACGCGCCCGCTTGTTCGCCGCACGACGCCGCGCCTTCGCCGCCGCCTCCGCCGGCGACAGCGGCTCCCGCGCCACCCGCACCGGCGACGCCGAGAACGACCCCCGCCGCGCCGCCAGCACGCCGATCGCCCACGCGAGCGACCGCGACATCGCGCCCCGCTCGAGGTAGCTCATCGGCGGCGTCACCTTCCGCTCCATCACCGCACCTCCTGGCCGGTCATGAGCGCGTCGATCGCGGCGCTCATGGTCATGATCCCGGCGTTACGCATCGCGCCTGCATCCGGCACTCGCACGACGCCATCCGTGGGCACCGCGACGATCTGCGGGTCGGCCTTCACGACCACCGCACGATCACCGACCTGCACCCGCACCTCGATGTGCGCCCTCACCGTCGGCCGGATCGCCGACTGAGCCGACCCCCGGCTCGTCTCCTGCTCCTGCATCACAGCTCCTTCGCTGCCTCGCGCGCGGCCACCGCAGCCGCGACTTCTTCCACCCACACCCGGTCGATCTCCTCGACCGGGAAGCCCTTCACCCGCGCACCCAGCGCCGCCAGCGCCACCGCATCCGCGACGTCGTGCTGCGGCACATCCGCGAGCGGATACGTCGCCCGCACCTGCGCGAGCACGTCATGCTTCGACGCGCCCACGCCACGGCCCCGACCCGTCGCGTACTTCGCGCGCGTCGCCGGCTCGATCACGAGCACCTCGATGTCGCGCACGAGCAGCTCGCGAGCGATCGACCACCACAGCCCCGCGACATCCCGAGCGCCCGCGCCCCTCGAGGAGAACGACGGCCCCTCGAGCACCACGAGATCCACCGGCAGCCCCGACCCGTCGTGCCCGAGCGCGACGTCGCGCACCTCGTACGCGATCCGATCCATGCGCGCCGCCTGCTCCCGCAGCCACGTCCCGCCCTTGACCGGCGCCGCCTCGCGGATGCGCCCCGTCCACCACTCCGCTGGCTCGTCCGTGTCGAGCCACGCGAGCCCGGTCGACGTCAAGCTCGCGTCGACCCCCAGCACGTACATCAGGCAGCCCGCGACTCGATGATCGACTCGAGCGACCACCGCTCACGCCGCCGCCACCGACGACCCCGCACCAGCACCGACGCGACCCGACGAGTCACCGTCAGCACCTCGCCGACCTGGCCGCGACGATTCAGCACGACCATGCCCTCATGCACCAGCGCCGGATGCACCGCCGGCGCCGTACGCCGCAGCTCCCGCACCCGATCCGCGTCGTCCTCGGCGCGCATCCACCCCTCGCCGTACACGTCACACCGCCCTCGGAGCACGGCGACCCGCAACCTTCAGCGCCGCGAGGAACACCGCCGCCTGCTGCCACGCCGTCCGCTCACCGATCGGCGACCGGAAGATGCGCGTCGCGCCCGACAGACGGTCGCGCAGGTAGACCGTCGATCCGTCCTGCTCGACCGACCATCGCCCACGACCGAGCCGCCGCACCTCAGCGCGAGCGATCAGCTCGTGCGCCTCGCACCGCGTCGACACCACGTAGCCGGCCCGCGGCATCCGCGGCCCCGTCACCACGAGCACCGTCCCGCCCTCCTCGAAGCGCATCGGGCGCACCGAGTAGCGACGGACGGTCACAACGCACCGCCCGAGAGGAGCAGCCACCACGCGGTCGCCGCGAACATGACCGGCCCGACGAGCCGAGCCATCACCCGATCGACATCCACGTGCTCGAGCGCGCGCTCCGCGCCCGCGACCACCGCCTCCCGCATGATGATGTGCGGCGGCTCCCCATCCGACCGGCGCCGAGCCGCGAGACGCACCTCACCGACCCGCACCTTCGCGACGTGCATCTCGTGATGCGACGCCGCCGCCTCCCGCGACATCTCCTGCCGCCACGACTTCCCGCACTCGCACCGCGCCTGCCACGCGCCGAACGGCTTGATCGACTTGAGCGTCAGCGCGTGACCCTGCGGCGTGCTCACGCGACACGCTCCCGGTAGCGACGCGACGCGGCCGCACGGCAGATCCGGCACGACCGCTCCTTGTGCGTGCCCCGATCGCGGACGACCAGGTTCGCCCCCGACAGAGGATGCCCGTGCACGCAATGCGTCTTCGCCCGCAGCCCGCGCCGCTGGTTCTCGCCCGCCGTGACCGGCTCGAGGTGCGCGGGGTTCACGCACCGCTTCGAAGTGCATCCGCGCGCCGCGACGTGATCGAGCGTCAGCCCGGCCGGGATCGGCCCGACGAGCGCCTCGTACGCGCGGCGGTGAGCAAGCACCGAGCTCCCGCGACCATCGGTCACCGAACCGTAGCCGCGCGACTGGATCGCGCCCTGCCACAGCCAGCAGTCACCGACGACCGCGACCTTCTCGGGCATGCTGTCCGGCAGATCGGAGACGTTCATCGCGTCACCTCGGCCGGCGCGTTCGTGAACGAGTCGATGCTCGTCGCGAGGTAGCGTCGGTGCCCGGAAGGGAGCCGGATGAAGTCGACCTGCTGCTTGTCGGCCATGCGCGTCAGCGTCTTCACCGAGACGCGGAGGCGGGCCGCTGCTTCGCCAGGAGCGAGGTAGTCCACCGCGTCCTGTCCTTGCCGTTCTGTCATGCCGACAAGGTGTCATGCCAAAACGGACTAGTCAACCCCTATCGGAAAAATCTCTTGCGCTTTGTCCGATTTGTCCCTACCTTGTCCCCATGAGTACACAACGGCAAGAGCAGGATGAGCCGCTCGACGTCCTCGTCGGGCAGCGCGTCCACCAGCTCATGTGGAGTCGGCGCATCTCGCAGACCGACTTCGCCCCGCGCCTCGGCTTCCAGCAGAGCTCGCTCTCCAAGAAGCTGCGCGGCACCCGTGGATGGTCACTCGACGAGACCGCGGCAGCAGCCCGCGCGCTCGGCACGACCGTCGCCTTCCTTATCGGAGAGACCGACGACCCCGCCCCGCGCGGTCGTCAGGAAGGCGACGGCATGGAACCGGCAGGTTGATGGTTCGAGTCCATCTCGGGGAGCGACAGGCCCTCACCCTTCGGGGTGAGGGCCTTCTTCGTGCGCGCCGGAGGCAC